ATCTTCATAAATTATTTTATCGCCTTGATCTTGTTGTGTTCTTTCTGAACTAATTTTTGAACCATCTAATAATAAATTAGCAACTGTACCTGTTTCGTTTTCTAAAGTTATACCATCAGTTGACTCAATACTGGTAACCTGCAACTCGGCAGATTCCATAAAAGTAAAATAAGTTTTTAAAAATTTAACAAACTGTGGGTGTTCGTCAACTACAAAATCAGGTAATTGACTATTGATGAGTGTTGAGATTTTATCATTAAACTTTGCCATTGCATTAGTAACTAGATGTTGTTGTATATCCTACTCCTGCCTCGGATGATCCACCAACAAAAGTATCTTCTGAAACATTTACGATTGAATTAGAAACATCTATTTCTAAAATCTGATCTCTTACTGGAACTATATCATTTGAACTAGGTACAACTGTCATTTCAACTACTTTTGAAGTTGCACCTCTTATATCAGATATAGAGGCAACTGCCAAAGAATTAAGAGTTACTTGTCCTGTTGCATACTCAATTGTTCCTTGTGTAGCATTTTGTATTGTTTTAATTCCACTAACTAGATAAAAAACTCTTACATTTCCTATTCCATCATCATCTAAAAACATTTCGTTATCATTGCCTGATATTTTAAATCCAGTAGATGATAATACTGCTTCGTGTCCTGAATGTGGATTGTAAACAGCATTTCTAAAATAAGTATCATATTTTGTAGATGAGTTTAAAGTAGGTGTAAAAGTTTTTCTCATTTTTACGGTAGTTATGTTTGATAAGATTGAAGTATCAACCGAATCAACTATACCTGTTAATTTAGAAAATCTAAACACTCCATCAAATGCTGTTAAAGTATTTTCATTATATTCTGTTATTGCGTTTGTTATTTCTGTCTTTAAAGTATCTGCTGTTTTAGCAGTACCTTTTTTATCATACTTAGCATTAACAACTAGCATAATTGATGTTGTTATAGGGTCAACTATTTCTGGTCTTACTGAAGCAACATTATATGGTTTTAATTTATTTACTATATCTAATTTTGTTGTATCTGTTAATGTTCCACTAGGTGCCTTAATAGAAATTTTTACAACTCCATAAATTGGTGTTTCATCATCTTCTCCACCCCAAGCACTAATTGATTGTGCATTAGGATAAATTGATTTAACCAAAGTTTCATAATCAGTTGTTGTAACTGCTCTATCTTGTGATGTGTATTGTAATGGTGCATTAAATCTAATTGACTCTTTTGATTCTCCCTCAGCACCGCCTTCTGCATTTGATTTTGTAACTATTGATATATCTGTAAATCCACCAACTGAACTTCCTACTTTAAATACTGAAGCGCCGTTTGCCTCTTCCTTATTTGTAATAATATATTCTAATATTACTATATTACCATCTGCTAATTTATTTCCTAAAATACCATCACCAAAATAAACTTCAAATTTACCTGTGTCTGTTTCTTTTAAGAAATATGCTTTTGATGTATTATTTAAACCTTTTAGTCCAGACGCTAATGTGTAAGTTTCAATTGTTGTATCACTTGCTGAAGTTTGAACAGTAACTTTTAAAGATGATGTATCAGCATTTATACTAGGGATAGTAAATTTTTGGTCAACATCATTACTATCAACTGTATATCTAAAAGATACTAAAGTACCTTCATAAATCGGCACATTAGAAAATTTGTAAACACCATCAACAGGTGTCATTGTTATATCTTCGTTAGTTATAAATTGGTAAGTTACATTTTCTATTGCTGTAGTAAAAACAGTTCCTTTGTCCATTTGAACCGAAGAACCTGAACCATCATTTAAAGTTATGTCAACACTTGCCATAGGTGCTTTAGGTGATGATGGAGTATAACCCAACATCTTTGCTAATGATACAATATTTTTTCTTATGTCAGCACTATCCAAATACATTTCATTAGTCAACATATTGGCATTGAAACCAAGATAGTGTGTGTTGTATGCTAATGTATCTAATAGAACAGAAAAACCTGATCCCTCAAAATTATAATCTGAAAATTGTGTTTGATCTTGTAAGAATGCTTTTAAATTATCTTTGATTCCGTCAAAATCTAAATCTGCTACTACGAATTTATTACTTGCCATTTTATCTTAATCTTTCTAACATTGTTTCTACGGTTACATCTCCTGCCACACCAACAACATAAAACATAATTCTTAAATTATAACTATTTGCGTCAATGTTTGGACTTGCTAAAACTTGTTGTAAATTAATTCTTGGTTCAAAATTATTTAAAACTTCAGCAACCTTTCTTTGTAAATTAAGAGCAGTTAATGGTGTCATTGGTTCAAACAACATTGCTCTTATATCACTTCCTAGTTCAGGATGAAAAGGTCTCTCATAATGATTTGTGTTAATCAAATTTCTAACACTTCTTTTTACTGCTTCAACATCTGTTAATTTATTAACATCATTGGTAACCGTATTACGACCAAAGTCCAAATCTAAATCTTTATAGATTCTTGTTGCTCGTTTTGACTTGTTATTAGTGCTAGCGTCATAGTTTGGCATATCAGGTATATTTATATGATTTTTCTAACCGCCTGCAAAGACATTTCCAGAACCTTTAATCATAGCACCTGCGTCTGTACTATCTCCAACTCTAGCAATATTTTTACCTACTACAAATACTGTTGATGAACCAACATTAACTACTTTAACGTGAGCTGGACAAGGTGGTAGTGGAGGTGCTGGGTGTGATACTGTTGGATCAGTCTTTCTTGCAACTAATATGCTATTTGCAAATACTGTACCTTGACCAGGTGTATCTAATTGTGTAATAGCAGTACAAGCGTGTCCTGTACTTAAATCATCACCTTCTCTACTAACTGCTGGCATTACTTAATTTCTACTTTCCCGCCAGCTGCTTCAATTTCAGATTTGATTTTTTCAGCTTCTGACTTTTCAATAGTTGATTTTATCTCACCAGGAGTTTCTATACTACCTTCAACAAAATTCTTAGCTTCCAATAAACCCATATCTTTAAATCCTCTAACTACCTTAATAACACTAATTTTTTTATCACTTGCAAATCCTGTTAATAGTACATCAACAGTAGCACTTTCTTCTTTTACTTCTGGAACAGGTTGAGCACCTGCTGTTAATTCACTTAAATTAAGGTTCCAAGCCTTTTCCAATTTCTTGGATAACTCACCTGCTTCAACTACTGTTAATTTTCCTAACTGTTCTACTAAATTATCAATATTACTCATTATTTACTTAACCTTTTTTCCCGACCCAATGGTAATTTTTGCCATTTAGTCATTTCCAAACCTTTTTTACTAATCCATTCAATATATACCAATTTTTGTTTTACTTGATTTTGAAAAGACTTGACTGCCTTCTTAAATGAACTTGATTCTATTGTTTTTTCTGTTTTGTCTTCTTGTAAAAATTTAAATTTTCGCATTTTGCTCATAATTTCTCCTATTCCAAATCTATCATTGCTAAATTGTTTTTTGAGTCATAAAAAACTTGGTCTTTCCAAGAATCATCTTCTTCGGAATGTCGGCAATGAGTACAAACGATGGTTTTTTCTTTTTCCCCATAATCTTTTTCGCAATTTTCATTACAATGACAATTATAACCGCAATTTTGACAATATTTTTCCATAACAATATTTATCCTTAAAATTTACAACGAATTTGAGCATAAATTTCTTCTCCCGACAGATTTTTTGCATAATTTTTTACTGATTCGTCTTTGAAGTCAAAAAACACGCATTTTTCAACACTTTTTGAACAGGAAACCAGAACAAAAAGCGAACAAATCACTAAAAACCTTGATTTTATTGACATTTTTGTTTATTTTTCCCTTGACTTTGTTGAATTTTTAGTGTATTATACTCGTATAAGTTGTAAAGGACATTATGAAAAAACTATATGAATATTTAACAATTATTTGTTCTATTTTAGGTACTTTTATGTTAATTGGTGCTGTTGGTGCCATTGACGGAGGTTATAAAGGAGTACCAATGAATGATGATTGGTTTTTATGTGGTACATTGTCATTGTTAGGTATTGCTATGTTTATATTAGCATTATACTCTCAAACATTGTATTCTGAAAACAAATAATAATTAAACACTAAAAGAAGTGCCACAACCGCACGAAGAAGTTGCTTTTGGATTATTAAACACAAAAGCACTCTCAAAATCGTCATATCTGTAATCCAATTCCATTCCTATTACATATAGTTCATACATTTTATCAACTAACAATATTCCATCTACTAAAACATCATTTGGACCCTTTTCATTTTCAAAAGACCAATCATAATTAAAACCAGCACATCCACCACCTTTAACAGATAGTCTAACAAAGACTTTTCTGTTTTTTTGTGTTAATTCATTAAATCTTTTATGTGCGTTTTCTAGTATGGTTATCATCTTTATCCCCATAATGTAAATAGGACATTATAGTATATTTTGTTCCTTTTTTTACTTTTTCACCTTGGTGTGGGTGTGTCCAAAAAGGAGGAAATATTAATAGTCTTCCTTGTTTTGGTTTTACTTTGATATTATATCTAGGTATACTTGTATGGCCACCTTCTTCTACATCTGAAAGATATAATATAAAAACTAAAAATCTTTTTGCTGATGGACCCATAGAACGAAGTACATCCACGTGTTCACCAAATTGATCTTTACCATTATCAGTATATTTCTTTATTCTTATATTTTCCATATCCATTACTGGTGGTAAATGTAAGTCTTTTATACCAACATCTGTTTTGAATCTATTTAAATTCGCTTCCATTATAGAAACAAATTTATCTCTTACTAATTTAAAAGGATGATATGGTAAACCCATTTCACTTCTTTCTTCTGGTAAATTATCTATATCTAATTCGGTATATTCTTTATGAGTTGTATTAAAACTTTCAACTTTACTTTTTTCAAATCTTTCAATAACATCATTACACCATTCACTATCAATTACTTCATCATAAACCCTAACACAATTTTCAACTGGTCTTCTTGTTGCGATATGTTCTTTTATTGTGCCATCTAATTTCATTTGAGGCGACATCACTTGACTTAACTTTGTCTGCATTTCATTTGTTAATATTTCATTTTTTATTTCGTGCATTCTCTTTCCTTTTCTTTAACCATAACGGTATGTACCATAAAATAATAAAAACAGGAATTGCAACAGCAACCCAAAAGTGTTTATCATTATTATACCAAATCAACATACCAATAATACTTCCTATATCTATTATACTATGTATAACGATCCACCAACCATAACTAATCTTATCAATAATCTTTTGTCTTATGTTTCTTAAATAAGAACAATAATGCCTTGACATTGCAAAGCCATCATTCAAAGCAAATACTAATAAAAATAAATAAAAATTATCCATTATTCTCCATATCCATCAATTGCTCTTGCGTGAAAAGGATTCTCTTTCTTTTCCTCTTCTTTCAATTCATCATATTTCTTTTTCTTTTTTTTATATTCTTCTTCTGTTAAACTATGCCAACCTATACAAAGTTGTGTTGGTGATCTACCACATTGACAAGCAGACATTTAATCTTTCTTCTTTTTCTTCCAAGGTTTAAGGTCTAATATAATATAAAAGAATATTCCGCCACAAAGGCAGATAAACAAAAAACCTAATATTACTTTTAATGCTGTTATCATTAATCTCTAAAGATTCCACCTAATTTCCATACTCCCCATAAAGCAACAAAGACAAATAAAGCACTTAACACTCCACCTTCAAATAAAGCAACTAATGTAACTCCTGCCCACAATACATAGAACACTAAAGATTTCCAATTCATTAAGAACCAAACTAATCCTAATCCAATTACTTTTAAATATTCTTTAATTAACATAACTCATTCCTATAAATTTAATTATTAATAACAATATACAAAATTGTATAAATGTTATATTTGTCATTGCCATAAATCCACCAAACATCACAGCGAAAAACATTATAAAGTTCATCATAACCAAATAAAATTATTATGATAATAACCTAAAACTATTGCTATAATAATAACAAGTAAATAAAACCACAATAAGAGTTTAAAGAGTTCCATTAATCTGAAATTGGATCGTGTGTAATAACAGACATTTGTTCTAACCGTGTTCTAGCATTATCTATGGTTATTTCTTTCCGATCATCCTCTATTTCTTTTGTTGCAAGTTTAGTTTCCCATTTAAGTATAATATTTTGTAAAGATTGAAAGTGTGGATTATTAGTATGTACTAAATCATCCCTAACTTCTTTAATCTCCTCCAACAGTTCTTTAATTTCTTCCATATCATATTACTCCAGTAGTGTGGTAACTAAATGTATTCTATTTTGTTCCATACCATTAAAAAAATTATGATACTTTGTATTATCTGTTATATAACCATTACCATCAGCAGGCATATGAAAGGCAATATCTTCTATCACCATTTTACAACCTTCATTGGTAATCACAGGAATGTGTAATCGTTTTTCTGGATCCCTATGCCACGATAAACAAGTACGAGGTGGTTTCATTAAGAAACGCATACGACCTATTTTGAATTTTGATTTAATATCATTATAAACTTCTTCAACATAAGTGTCTTTAAACTCTGG